AGTCGCGCTGGCCGAAAGCGTCCGAGACCAATTTCCAGACTGAGCACATGCAAGCCGGGTGGTCGTCCGGCGACACGATGCAGATTGCTGAATATTGGTACAAGGAGCGCACCCCGGCCACGCTGTATTTGCTGAATGACGGGACGGCAACATTTGACAAGCCGACGGCGCCTGAGCTGGTCATTCGTGAGCGCAAGTCTGAAAAGTGCGTTGTCAAAATGTGCATTATGTCCGGCGCCGAAGTGCTGGAGCAGGCGGACTGGGCTGGCCGATACATCCCGATTGTGGGCGTGAACGGAAAAGAGGACATGGTGGACGGCAAGCGCGTCCTGCGCGGTATCGTCCGTCACGCCAAAGACCCGCAGCGCATGTATAACTACTGGCGCACGATCGACACCGAGACAAAGGCGCTGGCCCCGAAAGCCCCGGTCATGGTCACAACCAAGCAGCTCGACGGGCTGGACGAGTATTGGTCTGACGCGCTGTCCGGCAATCTCCCCTACCTGCCGTATAATCCTGACCCGACCGCACCCATGCCGCAGCGCCTCAATGCGGGGATGCAGGATAAAGGATTCGAGCAGGCTGCAATGCTGGCCGTCGATGAGATGAAAGCCACAACCGGTATCTATTCCGCCGCGTTGGGTGAGCAGTCAAACGAAACATCAGGTCGCGCTATCCTGGCCCGTCAGCGCGAGGGCGATACGGCAAACTTTGCCTACATCGACAACCTGTCACGCGCCATCCGCTACAGCGCCCGCGTCATCATCGACCTCATCCCGAAAATCTACGACACCGAGCGCGTCATCGAAATCATGGGTATCGATGGCCAGAAAACGCTGGAGAGAATCAACAGCGCCCGCGTCAATGATGATGGCGTGGTCGAACCCGTCAACGACCTGACAACTGGCCGATACGACCTGGTTGTTGATGTCGGCCCGAGCTACACCACCAAGCGCATCGAGGCGCTCAACATGATGGTCGAAATTGCCAAGATGAACCCGGCAATCATGCAGATTGCGGGTGACCTCATCGTCAAGTCGATGGACTGGGACGGCGCGGATGCCATTGCCGATCGACTGAAGCGCACCGTGCCAGCCAACATCATCGGCGACGAGGAAGGCGAAGGCGAAGACAAGGGATTGCCTGCAGAAGTGACGCAGATGATCGAACAGGGAAAGCAGCTTATCGCTCAGTTGCAACAGGAAAACGAACAACTCAAGGAGGAAAACGAGGACAAGGACGAGGATCGACGCCTGAAACAGTATGAAATCGACGTTCGCGCCATGCTGGAGACAGCAAAGCTGACCGCCGCTAACCCGGACATCAATGCGCTGTCGATGCAGGTGGCGCAAATCCTGGCGCAGAACATCATGGGTCAGGCCGCATCGGCCCCGGACGTTACCGAGGAAGACGAGCAGGAACCGGAGCAACCCGGCATAGACTTCGGCGAGCCTGAGATGATTGATGATGGGATGATGCAGGAAGAAGCGCCGGAAATGCCGATGGAAGGCGGCGAAATGCAGCAAACAGACCTTGACGGGCTATTGAGCGGCGGTGAACAACCGCCTATTATGTAGTCACGACAGCAGGCGCTATCCTGCTGATGCAATGTCGAGATGACATCGCACCATCCCTACACACACGGCGGCGGCGGTAACTCCTCCTCCGCCGCCGTGTCGCCGGAGTCCTTATGAGTGATTCACCCAGCGTTATCGACAACGCGCCATCGGTCGAACCTACCGCAGACCAGACCACTGCAACCCCGCAGGCTGATGCAGCCGACGAACCCACCACGACAGAAGCCGCGCCGGATACTGGAACCGAACCAACCGCAGATGATGCGGGCGATGACGACCACGAACCCGACCCCGCCAAGCTGCCGAAAGGCGTTCAGAAACGCATCGACAAACTGACGCAACAACGCTACGAACGGGAAGCCCGCATCCGCGAACTGGAAGCGCAGATTTCCGAGAACGAGCGCAAAGCGCAAGCATCGCAGCCAGCACCTGACCCGTCGCAGTTTGAGACGCTGGAACAGTACCTGGATGCGGAAGTAGAGTTCCGTGCGAGCAAGAAGATTCGCGACATTGAGCAAGAGCGCACCATTCAGCAAAAAAACGCTGAGCGTCTTGCCGGTTTCAACGAACGATCTGCTGCCGTACGTCAGGCAAATCCTGATTTCGATGCGGTGCTGCAATCTGCCGCCATTGGAGTTAGTGATGCCGTGATGGAGACGATTTTGGAATCAGATGATGGCCCTGCTGTGGCGTACCATCTGGCCAAGAATCCGACCGAACTGTACCGCCTGAACGCAATGACTGAGCGTCAACAGGTGCTGGAACTGGGCCGCATTTCTGCCCGTTTGAGCACTAAGGTTCCGGAGCGGAAAGTGACGCAAGCGCCACCACCTGCCCCGGCTGTGAAAGCGACTGGCAGCGGCTCAAAGTCCGTGTCTGATATGACCGACAAAGAGTACGCGGATTTCCGCAAGCGCCAGGACGCACAGCGCAAACGTCGATAACTACCGTCGAGAGACGGCAAATGAGGTGACACCATGGCTAACGCCTTCAATATTCCCGACCTGCTGGCCCGCGAGGCCCTGCGGGTTGCGCACGAAAAGGCCAGCTTCATTGGCACTGTTGACCGTCAGTATGACGAGTCTTTTAAGGCTAAGGGCGGCTGGAAGCCGGGCGACCAACTCCGCGTTGCCAACCCGAACATGTACACCCGTACCCGTGGCTCGCGCGTCATGGATGTGCAGGATCAGGCCGAGTCGAGCCAAACCATCACCGTGGCAACTCAGGACCATGTGGACATGCGGTTCAACTCTGCCGAGTTGGCCCTGATTACCCCGGACAGCATCGGCGATTTCTCTGACAGATACCTCGCCCCTGCCATGTCCGCGCTGATTTCCGGCATCGAAGGCGATTTCATCAGCTATGCCACCAAACGCGTATTCAACAGCGTCGGCACTCCCGGCACCCCTCCGAGCGACCTCGCCGCTATCGGTGCTGCCCGCGCCAAACTGAACCAGAACCTTGCCCCGAAAGATGGCAACCGATTTGTGATGATGGATTCCCTGACGATGGGAGGCATGGTAAACGGACTCAAGGGCCTGTTTCAGGACTCCGCTCAGATCCGAGAGCAGTATCGCGAAGGCATGATCGGCCGCACTTCCGGGGCTGATTACTACGAAAACGAGCGCATGTATGCCCACACCAACAGCTCCGACGTGACCGGCTCGACCGATGCCGCTGCGCTGGTGACTGATGGCGGCGCCACGGTTGACATGCACACGCTGATTGCATCCCCGGCTGTCGGCTCGGTGTTTACGATTGCTGGCGTTTACGCGTGCCATCCCGAGACCAAGCAGGCGTACAGCCACTTGCAGCAATTCACCATCCTGACGACCAGCGCGTCCGGCACGATCACGGTATCCCCGACGATCTACCTGACCGGCCCGCGCCAGAATGTGTGTAGCTCTGCCGGAGCGCAGTTGGCGACGACTGACTTCAACGCCAAGACGGTGACTTTTGTCGGCAGCGCCTCGACGACCTACCTGCAAAACCTCATGTATCACAAAGAGGCTTTCCAGTTCGTCACCGCCGACCTGCCGTTGATGGGTGGCACTCACAACTGCAAGCGACGCGTTATGGATGGCCTGAGCTTGCGGGTGTGGTTCGATGGCGATATCCGCAACGATGAACTGCTGTGCCGGATCGACATCCTGTACGGGTTCGCGGCGCTGCGTCCCGAGTGGGCATGCCGAATCACCAACTGATGACGACGGGGCTGGAAACGGCCCCTTTCAGCAACGAATTGAGAGGTAACACATCATGGCAAATACTGCCCTGCAATCCACGCAAGCCCCGTACTCTGTAGGCCACAACGGCCCTGAGGGCACCAACATCGGCATTGCCGCCACCGACCTTGTCGGCTTTTACGGCGCAACCCCGGTGGCTCAGGGCGCTGCACTAACTGCCCAACTGACAAGCATCACGCACACGTCGCCGGGCACTCCTGATTACGCAATTCAGGATTTGACCAACTCCAGCGCCTACGGCTTCGTTACGAAAGACGAGGGAAATACCGTGCTGTCGGTCATTCTCAACCTGCAAGCGCGTCTTGCCCAGGTCGAGGCCCGTCTCGAAGCCATCGGCATGATTGCCAGCAACTGATTCACCAGCCAAGGACGGCGCTTATTTAGGATGCAGCCATGAAACGCATGACGCACCCGCAACACGGCTGGCAGATGGTTCAACCGGCAGATGTACCGATGTTCGAGCGCGCCGGATGGGCCGAGTGCAGTCCGCCCGAGCCGACAGCAATTGATGATCCTGTTGAGCCGGATCAGGCGAGGCCTGAACCAGTAAAAACCCGCAAGCGCAGGGTGAGAAATGACGACAGCGTATGATGTAGTGCGAGGCGCGTTGCGATTGATCGGAGTTGTCACGCCGATCGAGCCGCCGTCGGCAGAAGAAGCTGCTGATGGCCTGTCAGCGATGAATCAAATGCTGGCGTCATGGGCGGCATCTCGCTATACGTCCGCATCCGTCCCGCAAACGTCGTTCTCGCTGACGTCAGGTGTTGCGAGCTACACCATCGGCGCAGGCGGTGCGATCAATGCCACGCGACCGACAACCATTTACCAGGCGCACATCACCCAAGGCGGAATTGATTACCCGTTGCGTGTCGTGGCGCTTGGCGAGTATGAGTCTATCCCCGACAAGTCCACTACCGGGTCAATTCCTGAAGTGATGGCAATTCGCCCAGGGTACCCGCTGTCTACACTGCATCTGTACCCGGCTCCCGGTTCAGGATGCACGCTGGTGATGGACAAGATCGCGCCTCCGTCTGATTTGGCGCTGTACGACACGATGCCATATCCGCCGGAGTTCATCCGCGCCATCCGCTACAACCTGGCTATCGAATTGGCCCCGGAGTACGGGGTTTCTGTCGCTGCCGAGATTG